GTAACTTTGTTGTTACGCAAAGTAGCCGCCGCTTTAAACAAGTCAGCAACTGTAATCTCTTGACCTGCCGCACCGAGTGAAGCCGAGAAGCCATCGAACAAAGCGATGATGTCTTGGTCCATCTTAGTAGCGATAGAGTTACCCAATACAGTGCCAAGCTCTTGAGCAGGGTTGCCCGCGCCCATTGCCGCAAGGTCAGTTAGTACAACTTGTGCACCAACTTCACCGACAGTAACAGTGACGCTAGAGGTTGATACTGTGCTTGAAGACATATCAGTGCCTTCAGTCAGATCAGCCGCCGCAACCGCTGGGTACTTAGGTACTTGTATCGTCTTACCGGCGATATTGCCGATGTCATAACGAGTGATGAGGCCAGCCATGAGCGATTGCTCTTCGGCAGTGAAGCGAGCCTGCATGATGATATTTGCAAACAGGTCGTCGAGTGTTGTTGAAGTAGTAGCCGCCATGATGAAAATCTCCTGTGATTAGCGGTTTATTTATTAGCTAACATCATTGCGCGGTAGGCTTCTTTGCCACCGCTATTCCAGTTAGCTTCCATTTCGACCGCCGACATAGGTTTCGACGTGGAACCACCTACCGCTGTCCGCGATCCTGCGCCACCTGATGACGCTTTCACGAAGTGCGGGTTCGAGGTCAAGAAGTCACCGACTAACTGGTCAACTGACAAAAGCTCGCCCTGTTCGTTATAGCGTGGCGTTCCGTTCGCATCGTAAACTTCTGCGGTGCCGTCTTCAGACAGCCGAACCGAACCACGTAATAACTGACTGACTTGCTCTGCCGATACTGCATTGTTTCGGCTTGCCGCTGACAGTAATGCCCCATCAACTAACTGCGTTTCGAGGCGTTGCTTGTAAGTCGATATTTCTTGATCTTTCTTCTCGACGGTCTGCCTCAGAATTGACTCGAACTCTCCGCGCTCTTTCTGCTTCTCGACTTCAGCTTCTTGCTGTCGTTGTAGAAGAGACTTAGCCTCATCGAGGTCGATACCATCTATGCGCTTTTCATATTGTCGCTTAGTGCGAGCAACACGATCCGCTACTATCCGGTCCAACTCATCTTGCGTAAACGTCTTTGAATCCTGAACTTGCGGTGTTTCCACTGCGGCTTCAGTTACCGCGTCTGCCATGATTTCATCGCTCATGTTACGAATCCTCTTTCGAGTGGGTTAAATTATATCAAATCAGCGCGATTTACGCTTTTTCTTCTTTTTGTCTTTCTTGTGATACGGCATAGCTTTCTCCTATTCTGGGATTGGCACCCACCAGTGCCGACAGTTGTAGCCACCTCTCACACGGAATGGATCGCCTGGACGCTTACCTGCCCAGCTATCATTCCATATTTCGTATATCTCGTCAGTAGTGTATTCCTTGCCGACATGATTGCGACAAAAGGGCCGTGTGCTTTCTATCGTATCACCCTCGTATCTGAATTTGGTAATGCCAGCCTCTGCCGCCGCCGCCTGCTGTATTGACGAACTAAACTCAAACAGCGAGTCGTGTAGCATGGTCTTTGAGTACCGCTGTAAATCCACGTCAATCAGGCTGTTAAGCTCTGCAAGGCTTGCTGAGAATGGTGTACCTGACAACGTGTTGTTGTACACCTGCTGGTAAAGCGCCTCTACAAAGTCATCAGCCAATGCCTCGTGGCCTGTAAAGCTAAACTGTTGCAACTGGCCGATGACGCTCTGCGGAACTCTAAAGGCCGCGAACTGCTCCATGAACTCTTGCGTCAATGCTACGGCGTCAGGGTACTCGCGGATGATGTCATCTATGACTGCAAGGTATTCGTCACGGACAAGGCCGTCGATCTGTGTCCGAAGTGCTAACGCCGCGTCGAGGTCAAACAGCTGACCGTCACGCAAAGGCAAGCCAGCCATCAAGTCAGTTAGGCCGCGCCGTAACTGCTCCATAGCGCGCAAAAGGCGACGCTCATGGTTAGAGGTCGCCCCTGCAAGTGCTTTGGTTAGTTCTTCACTCTGCATCGGTTACGGGTGCCGCCGCAAACTGCCCTAACACTGTCGTAGCCCCGTCAATCTCATCATGTGCTTTTGCTAACAGCTCATCATCTAATATTAAATCTGCAATCTGTTTATCCACTGCCTTGTTAAATGTCTCTGAAGGCACTCCAGACACTTTCGCTTTTTGCAGATAAATAAGCTCTGACTCGTAGTCACGAATGTCAAAGCTGTCAGGATAGCTGACCTCTACCTCGTGCAGATTGTGACCTTGCCACCGACACCACAACTCCCACAACTGTTCTTCAGCCAACTCAAGAATGTCGGCCTTTTCTGCTAGCTTGGCGTTTAGCATTTGGAACTCAGTCTGCATAGCCACGCCTGACTGCGTCATTGCCTCTGTGCCGCGTACTGCGCCCATGTGGGCCATCCTATTGATCGAGTCGATCTTGTCCTCTATAGAGGCTCTGATGGCATCTAGGTTAGCCCCTGACGGTTGCATCTGATACGGCTTTAATCCTGCGTCTATGTCATCACTAATGTTGATGACTGCACCGGCACCAGCAGTCGCGTCAGTGTCAAAGGTTTTAACGAGCGTCGGGTGGTTTGAGATGCGGATAAGCTGTTCTATTTCCGATAGCTCTTGGTAGATCGCTTGTTGCATATAGCTGATGTCAGAGATGTCGCTGATACCAATGCCACGAACGATTGATCGGTTGGCCGGTATGTTGACCGCCGGTATTTTGCCGATAGGGTTGTCGATAGTCTCGACGATGGTTGCCTCGTCACCTTGGTAGCGGACAAGCTGAATTTGCTCTTTGGTCCAGATGCGAAAATACGTTTCTGTCGTCGTGCCGTCTATGCGGTTAACTGACTCGCGCACCTTCATGTAGGTCAACTCATGGCGACCGCTTGGCATTCGCTCATACTTCCAGTCGTAGACATTCTCTGGCGTGACCAGCGTAACGTAGGGCCGTATCTCTTGATCTAACTCTTCGGCTCTAGTGCTTGCCGTGGACTGTGGCTTATCAAGCATGATCCATACGTGACCGTATACGCTCGACCATATCTGAGCTTCACGCATAAAGCTGTTGAAGTTCTGTCCGTCGAGGTTGGCGTCCTTGATGAATGCGATGAGGTCTGCACTACCTTCCATCTGCTGAAAGTTGCGAGTAGGCGGCTGACGCCATAGGAACGATGAATAAACGTGGACCACGTTGCGGCAGTGGTTGTCTAGCGGTGTAAGCGCCAAGCGCCGCGAGTATGCGTTCTTGTCCTCATTGAGGTAGCTGGTCAGGTATGAGCCATCGCGGTAGTCCTGACCCCCCATGTACGACCGGACATAGAACTCCCAGCGGTCCAGATTGTTTTCGTAGTCAGGATGCTGGTACTCAATATCTTCGTAATACATTTAAGTCCACCTCTGCGGGGCTTGCGGCTTGTTCGCCTTGCGAATGGGGAATAGATATTCAACGGCGTAGCCCAGTGCGTCATTCATGTGATCGAAGCCGTCCTTCTCTGGCTGGCTGGTGCCTTCCTTATAGGTGTGGCGTTCCAATGATTCGATCACCTTCTTGCACTTAGGGTCTACAAACAAGCGCCGTTGCCCATCTTTAGACAGCAGACGCGAGTTTACGCTGTTTATCCTATCTCGTACCGCCGCGTGTGATGACCTTGCTTTGACATCAAATCCCGCGTTTTGCAGAATGGACAAATCCGTTCTACCCCCTGCGCTCGTTTTCCGTTGACGCGATGCAGGGTCAGGGTATATGACTATTGTACCATTTCCGTAGCGTGTGCGAATCTCTGCGACCATCTCATCGGTGTTTGAACCAAACATAACAATTTCGTCGAATACGTGCAGTGTGTCGCCTCTGCGGGTCATCAGGACAGCAGACATAGGGTCTAGGTTGAAGTCCATTCCAACATGGATGACAGAACGATCGCCATCGTGCCTGATTACTGACTGTTCACGCTTAAAGCCGTAGTAAATAATTCCACTGTAATTTACGAAGGCCGCGAGGTATTCCTGCTGAAATGTCCGTTCGTCTAAATCTGCTTTAGCTGACTCAATTTCTGACGGTGGGACATTACCACCCTCAACAGTTGTATATTGATGTGAACTCCAGCCATCATCATCATCTACTCCTTTTGCCCATAGATCATAGAAGTGATTTCGTCCTTTTGGCGTGCCAATGAAAACGGCACTTCCCATTTTATCGGATAAAGACGGCCTGATTACCTCATACCATGCCTGTGGTTTCATATCTGCAAACTCATCAAGCACAACGAAATCTAATGACCGCCCTCTTAAATTGTCAGGCTTTTCAGCACCCTTCAGTGAGATAGTTGATCCATTTAATAAGTAAATAGTAAGTGATGATTCATTCGTTTTTGCTATGTATTCACTAGGTATCTGCTCAATGAGCATTTCCCATGCAATTTCTTTTGCGGCTTTATATGTTGGAGCGACATACCATACGTTTTGGTCTTTTGCGGTTAGTGCGCGACTAAGTATCTCTGCTGTACTTAAAAAGGTTTTGCCGAATCGACGGCCAGCGACTATGACACGGAAACGAGAGGAGTCGTCATATATTTTTGTCTGAGGTTTAGTTAGCTTCATCGCGTGTAAGTTGTATTACTACAGGCGGTAAGTCTTGTGCTTCCGTTTCTGTTTCTTTCCACCCTGCCTGTGTCTTTAAGTAAAAGATTTGCGCTGTAGTGTTACCATCTGTTGCGCTTCGTAACAAACTTTGGCTCACTCGACCTATTGCTCTTGCCCTGCCTTTTTTATAGGCGGCAGAAACCGATTCGTCACGGGCGAAAATAGCACGAAGTGTTCGAGCTGGTATCCCCATATAATCGGCTATTTGATCTTGATTAAGTACAGCGGCTAGCGTTTCAAGCTCTGCTACTTGGCTGTCAGTAAGCTCTGTGCGCGGACGTCCTCCGCTGTTTTTAGTCATTAGGTTGGAGCGTACAGGTCGGAGTTGCACCGCCCAGACTAGGTTGGTCACCTAGCGCCTGCTCTTTTGTACGCTTAGGGTAAGGTCGTGATAAGTATTCTACGTTTTTACGAATCTGTTTATCTAAAGGCATAATGTAGCAGTGTTTGCCTAAAGTGTAAAAATTTTCAGCCTTAGGATCTAAATGCTTTCTAACTTCGTCCAGTGTCTGACGAACGCCTTTTGTAGCTACAGTTTTAGCGTGTATTTTTTCGCCATTTATTATAAAGGAGCTTCTAGTGCCTTTTCCTTTATGCCCAGTGTAAATCCAATTAGAAGCCTGATATATGCCACCATGATGATTTTGATCGACATCTGCGTATGAGACTACTAAGCGGAGTTTTGGGTTTGCTTTCTTTAAAAATTTCAATGCAATTGTAAGTATTTTGCTCACAGGTGTTTCATGTTGCCTCAATGCTATACGGACTAATTCACAGCCTTGATCTTGCAATAAATTATATGGCTTAAGCAAAGAGGGATTTGCCCCTCTGCCAAAAACGACAACGCCAATAAATTTGCCATCTTCCCATGCACCAACCTTTACAAACTTGCCGAAAGAAGGCATTAGGCCACTGTAGTGCCAATTCACACAGGCAAACTTAGCCGCCTCGTGACTAGCCCAATCTATTTTAAGCGTAGGCTTCTGTGACACTTTTTAATCGCTCACCAAATTTATTTTTAACTGACTTGACCACTGACTCGATGCCCTTGTAATCAAGGTCTACTACTGTCATTTTTGTGCCGTCAAAAAGCTCAACTCTAAAAGCCTTACTGCGTGCGCCACCTTCTTTAGCTTCAAAGCGATTGAGAATGTTTTTGTTTTTTGTTTCGTGATTCATTCGACCTCCCTCAAATCAAACTGTTGTTGACAGTGCGGGCAAGTTACCCACTTAGGGTCTAACTCATCTAGCTGGCCTTGATCTTCTTCGCTTGCAGGCTCAAAGTCTACCTCATTGAGTAATAACGACAGTTCATCACTATCAAACCCTAATAGGTCAAGGTTGAAGTCGAACTCTTGCAACCGTTTCAACTCAGTAAACAGTGCTTCGTTATCCCAACCTGCGTTGAGTGCTAGTTTATTATCTGCGATGACGTAGGCTTTGCGTTGTGCCTCACTTAGCCCAACAAGCTCAATAGTAGGCACCGCCGGTAGGTTCAAACGCTTTGCCGCTAACAAGCGGCCATGTCCCGCAATAATGCTATTTTTTTCGTCGACAAGTATGGGGTTAGTAAATCCGAACTCCATAATGCTTGCGGCTATTTGTGCTACCTGTTCATCGCTGTGTGTGCGACTGTTCATAGCGTAGGGAAATAGGTCTTGAGTTAGCTTATAGCTGATAGATAGATTCATAGTTTATAAAGGTGACGGTATACCTTCGGCCCAGTATAGGCCATGTGTTTGCCCGTCTTTCACTTCTCCGCGTTTTATGTCTTGGTGTGACATTGGATAGGTTTCTACTGCGCCATCATCAAATGCGACGAGGTAGTCACCTTCATTTTTCGGCATACCGCCAACCTCGACAGGATGCCATGCTATCGTTACGGTTTGCAACATATAGTGTCCCCTTCTCATATTATACCAATATATGCTAAAAAGGTGCGGACAATAAATAATGCCTATTTAATTGCCGGTAAATTACAGTCATAAAAAAGCCCGCACTAAGCGGGCAAGCAACGACGGCAAGGAACTACTCAAGTCCGTCGAGGGTAGCTACACATCATAGCGGATAATCTCAAGCGGTGGCTCGTCATTTTCTTTAAGTTTAACCACCCTAAAGTCTTTCAGTATGGCGACGTCTTCTCGCCATCTTTTAGCCATTGTCTCTGCGGCCCTTAATGCGATGATCCAGTCCTCTATTTCCTCATTCGTCAGCGAGACAAGTCTTTTCATAAATTCCTCGCCAGTCAGGATGCCCGTCTTTGCCATTTGTCCTTTCCCACAATTCAACGAATTCGCAGTAAATGTCTTGCTGGCTGACGGCTTCTTCGTAATCACCTTGCCCCGCTACCCCGAATGCTATCACTACTAGTAAAAAGATCACTGCGTATTTTATGTTCGGATTCAAGTGCATCATAGTACCCCTTTAATTTTGGATCTTTACTTAGTTTTTTTAAGGCTTTAATTTCGATCGTTCTAATTGTTTGACGGCTGACACCCATGACATCCGCAATTTCTTGATGTGTCATGTGATAAGTAAAATCAAGCGCCCTAGGCATCTTCAAGACCCCCATACTGTCGCAAAAAATTAACCGCCGGACCGTAAAAAGCAATTCGCCATTTATCTGTAAAATCTATTCTTTGCGAAACTTTGATACTCCACTGACCTAAATTGTTGCGGAGAATATCGTAGCGGTATTCGGTGTCACCATGAATTTCGTGGCTTTCTGTTTTTTCTGCTTTTTTGTTGGCTTTAAGAAACGATTCATATGTTAAATCGCCGCCGTCTAATACAGCGTTGTTAAGAAGCTGTGCGGCACCTTCTGGATAGCCGTCCCAATGATGATAGGCCGTTTGTCCTGAAAAAAATCTGTAAGTTGCTCTTGTTGCCATTTTGCCTCTCCCTTGTTTGTTCTTTATTGAACTTACAAAGGACTATATTCGGCTTTGAGTAACCTGTAAACTATTTTCGTATAAATAAACTTATTTATTTAGGGCAGTGCTTTGCAATTTCAGCTATAAATCGTTCTTGATCTGGATGTCTCGACAACACATCTAAATAGGTTTGTTCAGTAAACCCTTTGTCTCGACTCAGCCTTGTGAGCAAATCCACTATTTTTTGACTAACTACTAAATTGTTTCGTTCTGCGAAACTTTGTCTTTGCTGATGTATACACATAACTCGCAACTCCTGTGGCCGCCAGATACATTATACAATAATTAGTTATAAGATACGAATATGTGGCTTTGATCCTTTTCATATAGCTTTATCTGTTCACGGTAGTGTTTTGCTATCTCATCACGAACAGCTTTGTTTTCTTTCAGAATGCCACGCGACTTCTCCCGCAATATCTCCATGTGGCCTTCACCTAGATGCTGATTGCAAAAGTCAGTGAACATGACGGGCGACTCGGTGAATAGGCGATGGCAGGTGTAACAGCCTGTCAGTAAATTATCGAGGCTATACCTCACGACTTTATTTCTGCGACCATATATGTGCATGGCCTGATTTGTCTCTGTGTTGCCGCATCGCACACAAGCGCCGTCACGTAGCCTCACAGCTTTGCTACACCAAATGTCGGCGTTCGTTCGCTTTATTGCCATAGTACGTCTCTTTAGTGAATTGTCGTTCGCGTAGTATTGCTTTTTCTGTATTGCCGCAGTCACACGACCAGCCTTCTAGCTTGCCGCCCTGAGCCGTGAACATCGGCACCATGTCTTTATGGCACTTAGTGCATACCATGATCTTCCCGCATTTCTGACATAGGAGTAATGAGTGCCGCAAGCCAACTCTGAGTAAACGAGTCGATGTCTACATCTATCGTTATGCCTTCGGGACACATTACCTCGACATATACATCGGTCAAATCTTCGTTGCGGATGTTGCTTGTTGCTCCGATTATCGCCTCCACTCTGCAAACAACTGAACCGCCATCTGGTAGCGGCATTGAGAGTATGGGGAGTGTAATCATTGCAGTGCCTCTATACCGACTTTGAACCGACTGAACTCGCCGTGTTCTTTGTCTAATACTACACAAGAAATTGAGCGTTGTGACCCGTAGCCACTCGCTGAATGCCATGCGTCAGGAGGCGGAAGTACAGACCAGCTTTCCCACGTGAGTCCGCCCAACTCCTCAGCTTGCTTGTGGTGAATGTGACCAGTCCATGCAAAGCGATACTTAGTGCGCCCCCATTCTTGCGCATAGTCGCGTGTAATTGCCTCGTACAGTTGGCGAGTGCGTATTTTGTCACCGTGATGCGTAATCACGAAGTTATTGCCCCACTCGAAATGGATAAACTTACTGAAGTTGTCAAATACCTTAACGCGCTTGTCTTTCTCATAGTACATGCGGAGCATTTCGTTTAGCCACAAAGAGGCGTCAGGGTCGTGGTTACCGCGAGCGTTAATTAGCCATACCTCATCATACTGCTGAAGCATACGGGTGACGATAATCTGAAAAAGGTTACCTGCGGCGCGTATGGTCTTGCCCGCTCTGCCGTCTACATCCAAGGCTGTTCCTGCGCCCGTTTCACCCTTTAAGTTGTTAGCGTGGATCATGTCGCCAACGTTAAGCAAAACGCCTACAGCGCAATCGCCTGTGCTTGCCATCAGTTTATCAACGCCTTTAATTAAGGTGTCTTGTGCAATCTGCAAGTCCCAAGGATCAGCCCCTGTCTCTGGTGTCCAAGCCAGCATGCCAAGGTGATGGTCGCCGACGATAGTGACAGCCATGCGGTCTTTCTGCTTCTTGGTTTTGCTTTTCTTTACAGGCTTTGCCAAACCTTTTAGGTCATCTTTCAACCCTTCTTTGAAGCTATCTAGCGCGACTTGCAGGACGTGTTTTTTGTCAGACTGGCTCTTCACCCACTGTCCGATGGGCTTGCCTTCGTCGTTGTAGTAGGTCGATACACCCTTTACTGTAAAGCCGTCCGGTACAGGGTGCGTATAGTCATGCTCTGGACTGTAACCCTGCAGGCTGGCCCTTTTCTGTACCGCCTTTAAATGGTCGCGAACAGTAGTCCTACTAATACCAAGGTCCAGTCCTATTTCGCGCGCGCTCATGCCTCGATCTACTCGGCTAGCTACTTCTCTTTGCCTTTCGGTTGTGCAAAACTGCAATAAGCTCATGCTTATCCCCCCAGCTTGCTGTACTCCGAATTTTGAGGCTTAGTCAATTTGACACCCAGATCAATGCACCATGCCTCCACTTGTTGCATGAAGTATAGCATTTCCCCCCGATCTAGCGTCGATGTGCGCCGAACCTGCGCTGGTATGTTCGTACTGCCGACCTCGATATCCTCTGTGCCGAGGAACTTGTACTTTACCATCAGCTTCATTTCTTCTTCTGTGCCAGTAAAGCCACCTTTCTTTTTAAAGTGCCTGAGCATATCCCTGACCCAGACATGGAACAGGTCGTTCTGGCTCATTGAGCGGCGTGGCTTGTACTCTTTAACCTGCCAAGAGACAGGCTTGTCCCAGCACCATTCTTTTTCGAGAAACGACTGAAACGCCTTGATGCGGTCTTTAATTTCTATCGGGTCTTTTATTAGCCAGAATTCGCCAAACATTTTGCGCCCCTCGCCATCTCTATAAGTTGATCTACGGGCACAAGTCTATGCTGTGGCATTGCATAGGTCATCTTGTAGCCTTCGCCAAGTCGGCTCAAGTTTTCGGGCTGGCGTATGACGTTGACGTGTGCCAATCCGCCGCATCTCCAAATGTTTTTTTCACCGCACATAAGCACATAAATGTCACAGAGCTTTCGTTTATCAGTCTCTAGTAAGAGTCGACCGTTTGCCCTCTTAGTGGCTTTTACGTCTATGGTGTAACCCATCCATTCACAATCGGCGACTTGAGGCGTATCACTGAAGTCTGGCCTTACCCCAATCAACTTGCAAAAAGCCATCTCTGCCGCCATACCATTAGTCTCAACGTCGTACTGGCTGTCAGTCTTTGACATTTTCCTGTTCTTTGCGCCCATTGCCCTAGCCGCATGGTATCGCCTTATGCCTACCTGACAAGCAATGTTGTATTCAGCATCAGTTAGCTCGATCATCATCGCGTCACCCTCTCTCCGCTGTAAGTTACATACTGCCCAAACCGATCAAGGCAATACTGCCGATAGCTTTCGCTTTGCATAAAATCGTGAGTGCAGTCGTCAAGTTGCGCCCACTTTTTAATTGGTATCCTGCCGCTTTCTTTCTCTGCTTCTTGCGCAAACGGACTGCCACCCTTTTGATTTGCTCGTGAAAGCCATGAGTTAATAAAACGAGGCATTCCGCGCTCTGTCTTGCGTTTCGGTTCGTTTGATTCGAGCCATACAGCCATGACGTTAAGCTCTGCAAATACGTCAACTTCTGGGTAAGCGTGTTGCCAACTTAGCAACTGTTCATCTGTTGGTTGCCAATCATTTCCACTTTTACAAATCATAGCAAAGCCTCTAACTTACTTTCGAGGAGTTCAGCCGCTTTGAATTTTCTCGCTTGCTTTAACACTTCTATGGCTTTTTTTAGCTTTTGTTCACTAGCCGTGTTAATTCTGGCTTCCCTTACTTCTTTTAAGCCACTATTTATACACTCATAACAGCAAAAATGATTACCTTCGTTTTCAGTTCGCATTACTTTGTAGCTTGTAAGTTGTGCATTTAAAACTTTCAAAGGTATTTTTCTTTTTTCCCCACACTTGTAGCAACTAACCTCATGAAATTTTCTTTTTGCGTCAAAAATTTTACGCTCTGTTTTTGTTTTTTGGCTTGTATTTGCTTTTGATTCACCAACAATTTGCGCAAAGTATCTCGGTATTTTGCTATTCATTGTTTTTCCTCTTTTAGTCATCCTTAATTTATCTACTGATACACTTAACCCTTTTAATGCCCTTACGGGCAAAAAATTAAAAAAGTTAATAATGACGAGTGTTAATCACCGTATCGAATCTTGTCTTCTATTCCCGTTACCTACTCTCGGCACTGGGAGGCGAATTATAGAGAGGGTCAACTCCGCTCCGAGGTTCTTAAGTTCCTCGGCCTAACGCCCGATGATTTCTGAATAATAAAAAGATGGATGTAAAACAGCTATGTGCTTATAATTATCACATCTTGTTAATTAGACACTTCCAAGATATTCGCTTTCTATTCCCTTGTAAAGCGAAAGCCCCCGTAAAAGGGGGCTACCTTCTACTCCCCTAATTTGTTGAGTTCATCCAGACTTAACTCAAACAGATCTGCTAGCTTTTTTACATTGCTAAACATCATGTCGTCACAGTAACGCCATGATGCTATCTGTGATGGGTTGCATCCCATATGTTCAGCTACTTTTACGTTACTGATACTTTTAGCTGTTTGTGCCATACGTATGGCTTTGCCAATATTAGAATGGTAGGTCATCTTCCGGCTCCTGTGTCGGCTTTGCGGCTTGACGTGCATTAGCTATTCCTTGCTTTGCTACTTCGGCTTGATCTGGCTCAAACGTATCCATCTTTGCGTACAACTTTCCAGCTTTAGAGCGCATGATTTCCATGTTTACCCAATCACTATCAAGGGAATTCAAAAACGGAATAAACTCCGACTTTTTCACCGATAACTTACATATCGCATAGTCAGGTGCATTGTCGTTTCTTTTCGGTATCAATCCGTCTACAAATGTAATATCAGCCATTGTTTACTAACTCCTTTCTTGCTTGGTTAAATGCGTCGTTACCCTTACAGGCCGTGCGCTCTGTGGTTGTAAAAATGCCGCCCTTAGTCGGAGCGCGGAACAACTGAGCCATCGTGTCATGGTCGATGTCGCCCCAGATACCAGCTAATGATTGCCAGTCTTCGTTTGCGATTGCTTCTTTGGCATACATGATCCAGTCGAAATGATCGCGAACAAGTGCCATGTATTCGAGAAACTCGCCGTCGTTCTGCTGAGTGATAGCATTAGCCACCTCATCGGCTGAAGCATACTCAGTACCAGCTAACCCTAAAGCGGCCAATGCACGGCCTATCGCTGACGTTTCAGCATTCTCTAGGGCAGAAGTGCGGTTAATCTTGCTCGCCGCTCTGACCTCTTCGGCAAAACCTGTAGCTAGTAAACGACCCTGCTCATTACTGATGCCTGCCTTCATTACTACCAGCGTTTCATTAGCCTCTACAAGTTCAGTGCTGACCGTGTACTCAGGGTACTGCGACCTAAACTCATTGACACGGTATGCGACCGTCTTGTATTGCTTGCCGTGAATCGGCACAATTCCTTCAGTCATTACTGACCTCCTCTGTTTTCATACTCGTAGCAGTCAGCGTAGCCAACGTTGTACGCCTCTGACTTGCCTGCACGATGCTCGATGCCTTCTTCGCAGTCAGTCCAGCCACGAATAAAGTCTTGCTCTGACAGCTCTAAGAAGTCAGCCATCCGCGCTTCCATCGCCGCTTCTTGCACATGAAATGTCATTGGTTTACGAATCGACAAGTTGTGCAGTTGACTGACCAGCCCGTCAAGCTCTTGGATCAGCTCTGCCTTAATCGGCTTCGGCTCTACAAATTTAATTGACATAATCTAGCCCCTCTAGTTTTGCGCAGACTTCCTCTGCATTGATGATGTTGTGGTCTTGCCACTTGCACGAATGGACACAGATACCAATTTCTTCGACAAACTCTGTGCGCCCCTCAGACTCGACGGGGTAACGACCGCCTACAGGATGGTAGTGATCGTCAATTGATTTTTGATCCACAAAAAGTGTGATGACTTTGGCTTCTGCGTCGTAGTGTTCAGCTTTTGCAGACTTTTCAATCTCCTCTAGCTCCTCAACGAACTCATCCCAGTCATCGACCTGCTTGCTGATTTGTATTGCTATTTGCATCGCTTTCTCCCTTGTAAGTTCCACATGGAACAGTAAGGACTATATAACAACGACACTAAAAAGGTAAGGTTTTTTTAATTTATTTTACTTTTTCGTTTACATAGTACGATATAACTTATATATTGAATTGAAATAAACAAGGGGAAAAAAATGGAAATTAAATTTAACAGTCAAAGAGAAGTCGAGTTGTTCTACATTGGGATGCTCATGGGGAATCATTTAGACGTTGACTCGGAATGGCAGACAATTGACTCGATGGGGTTTGGAGATTTTGAAGGCTTATGTCTACAGCTTCGCAAAAAAACACTGACCCTCGAGTTTGGTCATACGGAAGGCCGAGACAAATACTACGCCACGATTGGCATTGTCCATGATGCCGAGCGAGAAATTAGAGAATGGTTCGAATAAAATGTTTGGGTTTACAATCATCGGTAGAGACGGAGGCGAGGCTTACACGTCTGAGCCTGAGTATGAGACATATCAGGAAGCGTATAAGGCTGGCGATCACGCCCTGTGCGACATGAACGAAGGGTCGCTAGAAGTTTGGGAAGAAGACTATCCGTAGGTCCACATTACAGGTGTGGTTGCGCGCATATCGACATGGACGAATGAGCGAGCCACGCCTATCCCACCAAATCCCATTGCTAGAGCTTCTTTAACAATCCGCATTCTATCAACGCCATTCGATACGGCGATGTCACAAGCGATTCCCTGCGTGTGTGTGCCGCCTTTTTCTTTGTTGCGCTCTGCTGTGTGTTCTTTCGAGCGATACCCTGACGTAATGACCATCGGCTGACCCACACGCTCACGTAGCTCATCGAGCATATGGATGAACTCAGGTTTCATGTCACTCTCGCCAGTCTCACGACAGCGAAACTCGCTGATATCAAAATGCTTATACATCAATTTTCTCTCGATACACCTTTGGTTTTTTCGTAGCTACGCATTGCGCCCAATCCTAACATACCCATTAGTACCGGCATCATTGTCTCAAGGTCAATTAGTGGGATTGTCACCTCAATAGCAAGCAGAGCCAGTACGAAGTTGGTAAACGGTATCACCATAAAGTTTCCGGTCATGCCTAGAACACAGCACCAGCCGACAGCAGGACGCCACCCAGAAACGAACAGCGACTTGTGTGCCGCCTCTACCTTGTTGACCTCAAGCTGTGCCTTTGCGAGTTCCTGCGCGTGGCGCTCTGCCATCGTGCTTAACTCGTGAGCTATGCGAGCCTTCTGGTCTTTGTCCTCAATAAACTTATCAAGCAAGCCAGCGACTGGTCCTATCAATGATTCGATCATATTTACTTAAAGTAATCGGCTAGAAAAACAGCGCCAACAATAAAAGGATACAAAGCAAAAACAGCGTTGCGGTTACTGGCGATGTCTTTATGTGCGGCATCAACCTTTTCATCGAGGCGGCGTAGGCGTTCTTCACACAGCTTCTCATGGTGTGCCAATTTCTCAAGAGCTTTTTCTGCAAGTTCCATCATCCTATTCCTATGTCCGATGACGTATTTTATCACACGGTCAAGAAAAGATGAGCATCACAATTCCGCTGATTAGTCCTAGACACAAAAAAATGCCCACACTGAATAAAAGGTTTTCTCGCATTTCGATCTGCCGGTAAACAGCTTCCTCGCGCTCCTTGGCAACCTGCTTGCGTAACTCCCTAAACTCAGTCAGCCCTTGCGCGCCATACGCGTAGTTAATCATTTGGATAATTTCGGATTGCTGAGACTCGATTTTTTTGCGTAGGGCAAATAGGCGCACCGCTTCGGCCTCAACGGATTTAGAAAAGACTATTCGTTTAAACGGAGAGACGTTCTTAACTTTCTTATCAGCGTATAAGACATCGGAGGCCGCGCCGTAGAAGTTAGCCACTTGGCCCATAACATCGTGCGCTTCACGACCAGCCTCAACCAAGGCTTTCACCATCGCGTAGGCTTTAGTCGCGGTTGCCGCCGCTGTGATTGGATCAAGCATAAAAAAGCCCACCGTGTAGATGGGCCTATTTTACCATGTGGCGGATTATTCTTCCGCTGGCTCTTCTAATGATGTGGCTAGTGCGCTAACAAATGCCTCACGACCAAATGCTAGTTGATCGAGGTTGAACCTCATGCTTGCCATCTTACGATCAAGGTCGGCGATGTGGTTGACCATAGCTTGTTGTTGCTCAGTCATGTCGTCAACAAAGTATTCTTTGTCGTTTACTGTGATTGGGGTCTTTTCATTTTTTCCCATGTCACTTTCTCCTAGTTGTGGTTAATGATTTACCAAGGCACGCCGTCAGCGGTGACAGGATTCTTGTCTGCTTCAATCTTAGCAGTCAGTGCCGCTTCGACAGTGTCCTGGCTTACAGACTCCCATACCCAACCTAAGACATCAGCCTCAGTCAAGCTGTCATAGGCAATGTAGTCAGATGCTGTAGGGTCTGGTGTAAAGCCTACAGTACCGTAAGAGGATGCAGAGTAAGTCACAGCGTCGTCGCCAGTACCTACGGTTTCTTCTTCAGTGCATCGCCAATGTGCAACGGTTACACCGCCGTCTGCCAATTCACGCTCAAGTGTTGCAATAGTCCATGTAGTCATTAGTTAGTCTCCAATTGTGCAACTCTGGCACGTAGTGATTGAATTTCTTTTACAAGCATAGGTACTAGCTTTGAGTAGTCTACGCCCATCATTTCTTCTGAGTCTTCTGGCTGATATACGGAATCAGGCGAAACCTCCAGAAGCTCTTGGGCGACCATGCCGTACTTTTGATGTAAATTATCAACCTTCCAATCAAACGAACGTACTTGGATAGCGTCGATGTCGTCAGAAGCAGAAGGTGCATCTACGATGTTTTCTTTGAGGCGTCGGTCTGAAGATGTGTTATAGGTCGTGTCAGTAGCTGACGTAATAATGCTACCGACTTGAGTGCCGCTAGAGTTATTAAAAACACAAGCGGCGGCGTTATTATCTCCACCTGCGGAAAATACTATTCCACGACCAAAAAAGTTTGTATTTCGGTAGCCAACAATAGCTAGTCGAGCTTTTGTATTTGATGAAGTTGCTGTGCCGATTTGTACAAATTCGCTATCAGCGTTGGAACTTCTACCAACCAGCAAGTTGCCAGAGGCATCAAGGCGCATTCGTTCTGCGTCTGTAGCGCCTGTCATGAAAACTAACATACCGGGGTTATCTAATGCCCTGATTTTAGCTATCTGTGTACCATTCCCTTTGAATAATATATGTGGTCGCTGTGAACCAGTTGTTGTATCTGTATCTTCAATCGTCAACCAGCTCTGTGAAGAATCTGAATTATTTGCTAAATGCAGGGGGCTAGTAGGGCTGTCAGTTCCAATTCCTACATTCCCTGATGCGTCGATGCGCATGCGTTCTGACCCAGTAGTTGAGCCAGTGCCAAATGTCATGTAGCTATCAGTAAAAGAGCTTCCTCTGTAACCACGAATCCATAGATTGGGTGTTCCAGCATCATTAGTAGACTGGTTAAACCCTAACTGCCCATAAGTATTTGCTGTAGTGCTGTTACGTTGGATTGTGATTCCATTGCCATCAGTATCAGTTTTTACATGGACTGTATTTGCTACACTGCTAGTGCCAATACCAAAATTGCCAGAGGCATCAAGCCGCATCTGCTCTGCATTTTCTGTGAAGAATGTAATGGCTCTGGAACCAGCAGAAGCGCCCGTTGATATTTTTAAGTTACTAGAAGTATCAAAGTCCAAAGCGGTTCTGTAATTACCACCAGCATCTTCTAAGTTAATATGTGTTGCGTGGACAGCATTTGACAGGTAAAGGTTTTTGAAGCGGTTTGTTGATGAACCTAATCCAATAGTTGCGTCACGAGCGGCAGCACCTGTTGACGGAATAATAATATCTAAGCCGTCATTAAACCGTAGTTGAGTAGTGCCTGTCCCTAAAGTTAAATCGCCACCAAATGTACCAATACTACCGACTGTGGTGTTGTCTTTGCGGAAGTCAACAATATCACCATCACTCGTTGTCCGATTAAAAAGACCTGATATGTTGCCGCTTCTTGATGCAACCAAAATACCACTTGGCTGAATATCAACACCAAGATTTGCTGCTCCTGCCGCAGTCTTTCCCACCATCAAGTTGCCAGAGGAATCAATGCGCATGCGTTCTGCTAGTGAGCCAGAAGAAGAAGTACCAAAGGTTAAAAAGGTATTTCCAGAGTTAGAATCAGCATTAAAAGAGCCTTGCCCACTTGAACCGTTGTAAGAAATATCGACTGAGTTACTAGTGCTTCCTCCATTGCCAGAAAGAATCAGGTTGCCGCTAGTGTCGAGGCGCATGACTTCTGTTTTTGAGCCTGCCTCTGCATCACCAACGTACCAGTAATGACCACCACCGTTGATTGGACCTTGAGCGTGGTATCCAAGACCACCAGAACCTGCCGCGTTTGTAGACCCGTTCCACCTGCCAATACCAACTTTAAAGTTTGCGCTTGAACCATCTCCAAAAACGATTGAGCCAGATGATTGATTTGCGGAACTAACTTTTATTAAGTCAAGAACTTGCAATTTTGCTTGTGGGTTGTCTTCTCCAATACCAACATTG